ACAACCTATTCCTGGATCTATGTATCTTTTCAACTATAATCCAAAATTCAAAGATGAATTGCCCTATTATGATAGGTATCCGTTAATTTTCCCATATCAAAAAACAGAAAATGGTTTTTATGGACTAAATCTACACTATTTACCGTTACAATTAAGAGCAAAAATGATGGATGCGTTATACAGTCTTGTCAATAATCCAAGATATGATGAATCTACCAAAATAAAGGCAAGCTACTCTATACTGAAAGGAGCTGAAAAATATAGATTTTTTCAGCCCTGTATAAAGAGGTATTTAAACTCTCAAGTCAAATCCCAATTTATGTATGTGTATCCATCTGAATGGGATATTGCACTGTTTTTACCGACAGAGAGTTTTGCAAAGAAAACAAAAACCCAAGTATGGGCAGAATCAAAAAAAATGTTAGGGGTTAGAAAATAATGGCTGCTCTAGATTTTACAAATCTTGTTCCAAATCTCGAAAATTTTAAATTTAATGCCGAGCCTAGTAATGAAGAAAGTTTCATTTCAAAAAAACAAACAACTTCTGAATTTAATATTAGTCAATTTAGAGCAGAAGTATATTTAAATGGTATATTAAAACAAAATAAATTTTTATTAAATTTTTCTAAACCCAAGTTATTGAACAATCTTAACTTATCGTCAGTACTTTCGGCAGCATCTGACACTAGGTTTTTAACAACTAGATGTGATTCTGCAGTTATACCAGGTGTCACGTTTTTTTCAACTGATAATATTAGAAGATACGGATATGGTCAAATAGAAAGGAGACCATATTTACCTGCATTTAATCCTATAAACATTTCTTTTATCGTGGACAGGGATGCAGATGTGATAAATTTTTTCCACACCTGGGCAAATAATATAGTAAATTATGATAGAAATAGAATTGGATCAACAAAAAACAGACCATATTTTTTAAATTATAAAGATGATTATATTTCAAAACAAATGAATATATACCTTTATGATGAAAATATACAAACATCGCTGATAGTTAATCTTTATGATGCCTATCCTATAAACACGACTGATATATCTTTGAATTGGGATGAAACAACAACACCCTTGAGATTTAATGTTCAGATGCAATATACAGATTATACCATGGAGTTTTTACAAACTAAATCATTATCGGGTGCTGCTATCACAGAGGAAGCTGAGAAAATGACCAAGGGACTGTCACTTTCTGACAGAATTGCAAGTCTAGTTGAAGGAAGGATTACTGAGGGTGTTGTGGACATATTTGATAAAAGTCTTGCAAAGTTTGACAACATATTTAGATAAACACATCGGCATAAATGAAAAATTATTTTAATAAAATGGAGAATTGAAATGGCTTTACCAAAAATAGAAACACCTGTGATTGAGATTGAGATACCAACTTTTGACAAAGTGGTGAGTTTTAGACCGTTTCTTGTTAAAGAAGAAAAGATATTATTGATTGCAAAACAATCCCAAAATACAAAAGAAATGGCAAAGGCGATAAAACAAGTAGTCAATAATTGTTGTTTAGATAGCAGTGTCAATATTGATGATTTTGCTATGACAGACTTGGAATATGCGTTTATAAAACTGAGGGCATTCTCGGTAAACAATATTGTTGAATTTATGATAACTGATGATGAAGATAATAAAGAATACAAAATTGAAATAGATTTAAATAAAATTGAAGTTAAAAGAAAAAAAGAAGTTAAAAATAAAATTGAAATATCAAAAACCGCTGGATTGATAATGAAATATCCAAGTGCTGATATGATAGATAAATTGGAAAAGGTAGAACTTAAAAATGAAACAGAAGTTTTAAATTTCTTTATCAGTAAGTGTATAAAAACAATATATGATGAAGAAACGGTTTATGAGGTTAAAGATTTCAGTGATGAAGAAGTTACAGAATTTATTGATTGTTTAGATATTAAAACATTTAAAAAGATAGAAAAATTCTTTGAATCGATACCAAAACTAGAATACACTATAGAATATAAAAATTCATTAGATAAAGATAAAAAAATAGTATTGGATGACATGAAGGATTTTTTCTACTGGGGCTGAGCCACAATAGTCTGGCAAATTATTATAACATAATATTTGGTTTGGCTCAGCATCACAAATACAGTATATCAGATATTGAGAATTTAATACCTTATGAGAGGGATATCTATGTTGATATGTTATTAAAACACTTAAAAGAATTAGAACAGAAAAATAAAAAAGGTTGAGGATATGGGAAAACTTTTAGCAAAACTTTTTGGCTTGGGTGGGACAGGTTTCCGCATAGCTGGGAAAGGTCTCGGCAAACTTGGATCTGGGGCAAGTTCTCTTTTTAAAGGTCTTGCTGGAGTTGGTGCTGGATATTTGGGCGGTAAAGCTGCATCAGACGATGACGAAGAATCGCAAACTGCTGGAATGGGTGGAACTGGTGGGCTTTTAGGCGCAGCAGCCAGAAGTGATGCGGGTTCTGAGGGTTCTGGGGCTTCTGGTGGCGCATCGCCTTCAATTAGGCAAGCATCCGCATCTGGCGCATCAGAAAAGATGGGCACAGAAAAACTTCTTGTGATGGCTATTAATTATCTTTCATCAATTGATAGCAGTTTAAAAAATATGGTCGAGTTTGATAAATTTTCATTACAACAAGATTCACGACAAGATAGGGAAACTTCTTTTGAAGGTGGTGGTAAAAAAAGATCATTATTAAGTGGAATTGGTAGTTCACCCACTGTCACAAAACTTAAAGATGCTGCAATATCAACAGCATTGTTGGCGTTGGCTTTTGGGTATAAAGATATTGCAAAAGAAGTGAGCGGGTTTTTCGGAAATATTGGTGATGAGATTGGAAAGGTAACAAACTCTATAATGCAATGGTTCGGAGAAAATCCTTTGGCTATCGCAGCTGTTGGTACAGCAGCAGCTGTTGGTACAGCAGCAGCTGCAAGAAGTATGGTTTCTGGTGCTTCTGCTGGTGCTGGTGCTGGTGCTGGTGCTGCTGGTACACCTGGCGCTGCTGGCACACCTGGTGCTAAATTGACCCCAGCTGAAATAAAAATATTAGAAAATAAAGGAATTAAATATAACCCTGAAACCGGACAATTTCACGGTGCTAACAAAGCGGGTGTCCCTGGCAAAGGTTCTATGATAAAGAACGCTGATGCGCTCGATATGGTTGGACGTAATAAAATACCTCCAGGCGCAGGTAAAAGTATGTTTAATTCAGTTACTAAAACAAGCGGCAAGGTACTTAGCAAGATACTTGGAAAATTAGCACTTCCTCTGGCAGTTGGATTAGAAGCTATTGATTATGCAACCGGCGAAAAGGAAGTAAATGCTAAAAATCTTACAAAATCAGGTGGTGCGCTGACGGCTGCTGCTGCGGGAGCGGCATACGGTGCCGCATTGCTGGCACCTTTAGGTCTAGTTACTATGGGACTAGCTCCTGTTGTTGGCGGCTTGATTGGTGGTGTAGTAGGATATTTCGGCGGCGAAAAAGTTGCAGGAATGGCTTATGATGCTTTTGTTAACCCAGAAGAACCGAACCCAGAATTACCATATTCACCAACAGAAATGTACGAGCCAAAACCTGGCGACTCTGAGCTTGATCTTACATCACCAATCACCTCGATGAACATTAATGCCCCAAATCTTAAAGAGCTTAAAATTTCCACTGGATCGGAGTTTAACCCGCAATCATACAATTTAATGCAGCCTTCAATGCTTGCACCAAAAGCCCAAGAGGTAGCAGCAGCCACTTCGCCATCTAACACTACTGTTATAAACAATCAAGGATCCCAGAAAGCATCATCAGGGAATCAGAATCAAGGTGTACCATCACCAGGCTTTTCAAATCCAACAACTGATCTTTTAGTCTATTTTGGTATACAGGCAATGAATCAAACAGCATAAAAAAAGGGGACCGAAGTCCCCCTTTCTTTACTCATCTTCTGCTAGTTGTTTAAAAAATGCCAAATTGTCATCATCATCATCTTCTGTTGCCTTTGATGGGATAACATCAGCAGCCTTTTGCCTTTCTGGCTTGGTTTCCTTAACCTCATCTGATATGCCATAATTCCTAGCTGATTCTGATGTAGTAGCCAATACAGTATTAAGTTTCTTCTTCAACTCTTCATACGACTTGAAGTTCTTTGGATCAACCAACTGTTTCAGTGAGTGTTGCTTGTTCCAAACGCTCTCCATCTCAGAATCATCTTCAAACAATTTTGACGATGGGTCAAATTCAGACTTATCGTAATTTCTATATCCATCCACCTTGCGAATCTTCATCTTGAAGTTGGCACCAGTCCAAAAATCAAAAGGATTGGTCGCCTTTTCATCATCAAATTCAGGATACATAATATCGTTAATCTTATCAAAGATTTTCTTACCATACCTGAATAGAAAAACCTTTCCTTCAGTTGCTGGGTTTGAGGGGTCTTTAACAACATAGATATTTGAAATATAACTCAACTTCCTCTTCTGCTTCCTTGCCAGATCCTTATCAGATTCTACACCAGAGTTCCACAATTTGGTATTGTGTTCAGAAACTGGATCGGGTTGGCCAAGGGTGGTTAAAGAGTTTTCAATATACCACAAGCCTGTAGGACCTTGAAACCCGTGATCCCAAATACGCACAAACGGAAGGTCTTCTCCATTTGGTGCAGGTAGAAAACGGAGAACTGCATAACCATTATCCACCTTATCAACCGTGGCTTTCCAAAACTTATCATCATTACTTTCGTATGCGTTTTTATTCAACTTCTCAAGTTCTTGGGTCAGCTTTTCAAAGCTGGATGTTGCTGAATTTTTTAAATTTGCAAATGACATATTATGATACCTCTTATATATTTCGTTGTATTTTAGTTTTATTTTTCTTTTATTGAAAGATATTTTGTGCCGCCATCCCAATTCATAAACGGAATATCAATATATTCTATATTATGATTGTTGAATTTTGGTACAAAGTCCTCCGCGATGTATTTATCATTATCCATATTAAAAATCAAATTAGAATAAGCAATCAACCAATTTTTAGTCCCTCCTATTTTATTTAAAATGTTTTCTCTCAGCTCCAACGGCATCTCAGTTAAAGCCCATGTTGATATACACAAATCAGCAGGTTTTAATTCTTCATAATTAGAAATGTACTCTATATTTTCAAGACCCAACTGTTTATGATACCATTTTTGTATTTGTATAACCTCCGGAAAGTCATAGATTATATACTTACCCTTGAACCCAAGTTTATACACAATATCAGCCATTTCACCAATACCAGAACCAATATCAATAATAGTATTCAAGCCCTTGATATCTTCAACCCAATCAGTGTAAATTAAATGGGCTGCATGTTGTATTCTATTCATGGTGGTTTTAACATCATGGAAGATAGAATAGAACTGATTATAATCCATTTCTGTCATACCAACCATCGGTTCAACCAAAGCATTCTTCAGTACATCGTTTTCATTTGCAACATTGAGCACTATCCTGACATAATCAGAAAACACGGCTCTTGTCATAAATGGAATAGTCATTACTGACCCCCATACTTTAAATCTTTGCAGTGGGAGGTTTTTGTAATCCTCTTCAAATGCCACCCTCATTGTATCCCAAAACGTGTTGCCATTCTTTTGTTTGGCTTCTACAATTCGTTTGTATGAATCTTCGCTGGAAAAAAGTGGTGCAGGTGTTGCCATCTTGGGGTGCAGCGTCACCTTGGGTTGCGTGTTATAAGTAAAATACTCCATCATTCACCTCATTTAAATTTTTCTTTCAGTATCTTTTTACATTTAAAAATGTCATATTTGACAAATGGTTTATATTTAGTACACTTCATATAAACCTCTTTCCATATTATTGTATCTGATATTTTTTTATTCCAATATGGAAAGAAGTTGAACACATCATTCAGTATTATCAATGTTTCTATATTTACCTTATTTCTCAAATACATCTTTAATAGGTTTGGGTGTTGCCCATCATTTATTATAATATTATCATCAAATATAGTAAATAGGTTTTCTAAATCATTTGAAAAATAGTATGTCAATGCTTCTGTTTTTTTCTTGTGGTTTATATATACCTTGTCACTATCATCATCAAACAAATCCCCAACCCACTTTACATTTCCCCCGATTAAATTTGAAATTAAAAAATTTTCTAAATCTTGTTTCTTGGATAATTTGTAAAAATACCCCTTGTCTTTTCTTTTTTCAAAAGACTCAACCTTTACACTTGTTTTCCCTTGGTATTTAAAATAATCATAATTACTTGTGAAGTGATTTTTAAGTGAGATGAATTTTTGATATGCATCAAATGGTGTCATATTAAACAGGTAATTTTGCACTCTTGGGTAGGAAATTCAATTCTTCATAATCCATTCGTATCTTAGATTTCATGACAGGAATCATTTTTATAATAGATGCAGCTGTTTCTATTTCTATGTTGTTACGCTCACAAAAATGAATAACCGCATCCACATAAGATACTCTATCTTTCAGAACTATTTTTTCAATATCCCGTAAAAACTTACTGCTGTTTTCATTAAAAACTATTTCTAATTGGGTTTCTTCTATCATTTATGTACCTCTATATAATATAATAACTGATATGAGTAATAATATAAATAGGTTTATCAAATATATTAGGAGGATTTTATGAGTTTAAAAAAATTGCAAGAACGTTGTTCAGTTACCCCAGATGGTGCATTTGGTCCTGGAACGTTCAAAGCTGCAGTAAAATTTTATGGTCTTTCTGATTTTAGAGCAGCACATTTTTTTGCACAAACCTCGCATGAATCTGGTGAATTTAAAGTCTTCATGGAAAATTTAAATTACTCTTCAGATAGATTAGATTCAATTTTTCCAAAATATTTTAAAAATGCAGGAAGAAACGCAGCAAATTATTCTAAACAACCAGAAAAGATTGCCAATGTTATCTATTCCGGCAGAATGGGTAATGGTGATGAAAAATCTGGTGACGGCTGGCGGTATAGGGGCAGAGGTGCTTTACAATTAACAGGCAAAGATAATTATAAACTGTTTTCTGAACACCTAAAAAAACCAGAAATACTGAAGGAACCAGATTTGGTTGCAACCGATTATGCATTTGAATCTGCATTATTCTTTTTCGAAAGAAATAAATTGTGGACAATATGTGATAAAGGAATCACAGATGCAGCTATCAAAGACTTGACAAAGAAAATCAACGGTGGTCACCATGGTCTGGAAGATAGAATGGAAAAAACCAAAAAATATTATTCTTGGTTGCAATAAGAAAGGGGGAGTTTCCTCCCCCATTTTTATTATGCCGCATCAGCGAACTCTAATGCAGTGTCCAGTGCCTTAACCTTCAGATTCTTATTAACGCCGAACCATGAAGACTGCAGCCTAGTATCAGCCGACCTACCGATAACATGGTCAGTCATGAACGTGACCGCATTAAATGCCTGCCACCAGCTACCCTCAGCAAAATTACTGCCAGGCTGCTGAACAATTACCTGCTGAGCAATCTTGGCATTACGACTCTGCTCCTTCTTTGAGCTTTCATTAATCGGGAATATACGATTAAAGTATTCTGAAAGAGTTTCATCGGTATACTTCTTTGAGCCAAGATATGCAGCCATTTCCTTATACTTGACCAACTTTTCCTTGGCGACACCAAGAGTTTCTTTCACTGAATCTGAATTAAATTCAGACCTGTGAGATATCTTTACCATCTGATTGGCACTCATATTAAGAGAAATTGAGAGGGTGTTATTACATACAACCCGTATCGGTGTAAACCTGACATCAATACTCTTACCATACTGGTGGGGATTAGTGAACAACAAGTAACTATCCACCTTGTCACCCTTGAACAATTCAAAAGAATCATTCACCTTGGCAAGTGCCCAAACAATCTGACCATCCCTCAAGGAACCCGCAGTATGCATTTCCATTTCACCAGCTGCAATAAAATCGTTGAAAAATTCAAATGCATCTTTATTCTGGCATGGTCT